AAGCCTTCATCGCACGGAAAACACGATAGGTGCTGGTGGTCGCCTCGCGCGCCGGGCTGTTGCGGGTTTGCGACAAGTAGCTGAAACCAGAGCCGTCCTCGAACTGGCCGATCTCTGCCCCTGCCATTGCTTGCATGATCTTGGCGCGGCAGGTCTTCTCGACCTCTTCCCACTCCTTGATCATGTTCTTGGCAACCTCCATCTGGGACGCAGATTCTTTCAGCTCCTCGGGCAGCTTGACACTGACCCCAGTGTCTCGTTGCATGCCTTCTAGAAGCTCTAGGCCCTTGCTGGCATCAGCTTGCGGTGCAATGCCACGCAAGATGTTGTTGTTCCAGAAGTCTTCGAGCTTGGCCCATGCCCACTCTTCCCACTGCTTGTTGCGTGCCAGCTTGAATGTCTTGATCCCGGGCGGGATCAGGGCCGACACGATGCATCCCTTGGTGGTGTCGAACATGGATGCATAGAGCATCGCCTGTGTCATCGGGCCGGTGGGGCAGTCTGCCTGTTCCCAGGGCTCGTGATACACAGGTGCCTTGGTCTCGATGATCATGGTCTCCATCTGGTCAAAGCCCAGCGCGTCCGGTGTTCCAACAATGAAGCTGTGCTTCGCATGCTGGTACATTGACTTGTTGGGACTAATGATCAGCTCGGGCATGCGCTTGCGAATCATCTCCAGGTGCAGGGGCTCTGTGATCGTGCCCCATTCCAGGATCTCTTCGTTGCCTACCTTCTTGTCGGCAGTTTGTTTGCCAAGCAGCTCATCTGTGATGCGCACATACTCGGTGAACGGACTGCCGTACACGCCCTGCTTGCCCGGGTACAGGATCGAGGACGCGGTGCTGATGTTGATCTTCCCGCGCCGTGCCTCGTGCCACTCTGGTGATCCGTGCAGGATCTCGGTTCTGATGGCATCGTGGGTTCTCACGCGACCACCCCTGTGGCATGGGCAGCGATCAGGATTTGCTGCTCGGTCGGGGTCGGCTGCTTGCCCTCGCCAGTGCTCTTGCGGATGCTGTTGATCATCCACTTCAAGTACCCAGCGCCCTCGGGCATGCCAGTGATTTGGCCAAGGTTCTGGTTGCGGTACTTGCCGAACGGAAGGACCGTTTGCATGGCCACATGCTCGTCATACGGGATGCTGAGAGTGATCCCGTACAGGCTCTCCATCTGGGGCAATGTCTTGGGCTCGTCCAACATCCCAGACGAGTCGGGGCCTGTGCCCCATTCATCAGGGTTGACCTCGCGCTGGACCGGGGCCGGGGCGCGATACGCCGGGGCCGCAGGGCCTGCATAGGTCTGGCGCTCTTGAGACGCAGGCTGTGCAGAACGCTCGCTCTTGGACCACAGCTCAAGGGCCACACCAAAGCGCATGGCTGCGTTGCGTAGTGCATCGCCGATCAGCTGCTTCTCTGCATCGAACGCGCCTGCATCAACACTGCCATAGCCCATGCGCGTGACACCGCACACGGTCAATCGGATCCATAAGCCAACCGGCTTGCCGTCCTTGCTGCGCTCGAACTCGGGAACGCCCTCGTGCCAGCGGCACGGTTGCCAGTTCCACTCGGGGTCGATGTCGAGCAGGCGCTCGGTGATGTCGGCATGGCCAACATAGCTCAGCATGGCACCGCCCTTGGGCTTGTGGCTGATCTTCTCGGGCGGGAACGGGGCACGAAGCGCGTTCAGCGCGGCGATCCGCTCGGCACGAAGCTGTTGTTCTGTCTGGCTGTACATCTTGTCTGTCTGGTCAATGCTCATTTTGCTAACATGTCCCTGTCTTGTTATAAGAACCAACGCCCACTGCGGTGCGATGGGAGGACGAAGCTATGACAGCAGCGCGACTAGATCAAGAGCTTTCCACAGAACTTCTTATGTACCTAGTGGTTTGCTCTATCCCGGGGTGCGGTAACAAAAGTTACAGGTACCGTGTTGCTAGGTGGTACTACAAGCCACTGTGCTCGCACCACTACAACCGGCTCATGCGCAACGGGCACCCGGTGTTCGGGGCCAAGGAGCACGACTACACCTACCATGCTGATTCAAGTGCCATGGACCACTGGAAGAAGCTCAGCTCATGGACACGCAAGCATGGCTACAGGTTTCAGGCCCGTAGTTGCACAGGCTTGGCCAAGCAATGCAGGTCCCGTTGGGTGTGTGTCCCCTACTCTGCAACAGGTCCTAGATCAGGATCATCCAAGCAGCTGTACACAACCCGTGTTTTGGACAGTTGGATTCATCGAGGCTGGGTTACAATGGATCAGCCAAGGCCTGGGGTCCGTCTTTTTGTCGTGAGCCAATCGGTCTTCAGGGGCAAGAAGCTAGCTGGTGGCAAGGACAAATGATCATCAAGTATCAAATCACACAGGCCCGAATTCAGGCTGCTCAGATCTCAGGCTGAGTGTGATGCTTGTGTGGTCTGTTCTTGTTGACGACACATGGGTGTGGGAGTCTGAGTTGAGCAATGTAATCCGTGGAGAGTTCGTAGAGGGCCAGAACTTCAAGATCATGGCCCGGGTCTCGTGGCTGACCAACTCGCTGATTGTGCCTGCTGATGTGGGCTCATGCAGCCTTGCTGTGTTTGATCTCAGCTCGTCCGACCCCACGGCTGCGATTTATACCTCGAATATCTCAACTCCCATCATTGCCCTGACCTCTACCTCTGGCTGGACAGTGGACGGGACAGGCTACAACTTCTCGTATGTGGTTGTGGACGGAACCATCTTTCCGAACAGCTCGGCTGTTGGTGGCCACCGCTATCGCTTTGAATTTGCCGTTCCTGCAAGCTCAGGGACCAATGGCACGGCCTACATCATTGCCGAGATGACCTGCCTGGCAAGCCGCAACTTGTCATAGTTGACTGTCTTCATCCAATGACCCAGGTGGACAAGGAATCTCTGTAAGCATGTGCAGCTTTCTCCACAATGGATCGTGGTACGGGTGCAGGACACAGCTAACCCGACACAAGACGAATGGCCCGTCTTGGCGATACTCCATGGCGAACCCTTGGCAAACAGACTCGGGGTGGCTCAGCTTTTTCTTGCGAATGTAGGTAAAGAACCTAGGGCTCGTCTGTGTCTTCTGTTGGCTGCTCTGGCAGCTGCTCTGTTTGTTCTGATTCTGCTCGGCCATATCCCGGACCTGTTTCCAGCTTGTCGATGCCCATGATCTGAGACTCGCGCGTCTTCCTAGATCCAAGTGGTGGTGCATCTTCTGGTGGAACACCGAGCTTGATGTAGTAGCTCAGCTCGTATTGCAGTCTCTCTAGCCTGTCCAGTGCCCCGTTCCAATCGTTTTCGTTGGAGCCTGATGCAAGGTCCCTGCGGCACGCTGCAACAGCACGGGCCATGACCATCCTGATCATCGCAGCGTCTTCGACATCGTCCCTTGCCTCATTGTAGGCAATGCGCCGTGCGTGCTCCATCTCGCTCAGGTACGAGCTGTCTAGTGCTGCTTGAACGCCCTTGTAATACGCTGCCCGGACCAGTGGATGGATCTTCGATCCCGGGCCAATGCTTGTATCTACCCAGCGTTGAAATCTAATAGCAACTCTAAGAGAGAAGGCGTACTGCGATCTGCTTCTCTTCCTGTTGCTAGGCATGTGCTTAGGCTGATTACTACCATAAGGAAAAGTCTTTTGCCATGGCCAGTTGACTGCCTTCAGTTGACTGTTTGTAGCTCAGTTGACTGTTTTCAGGCGGCTCGAGGGTCGAGGCCGCGCTGGCGCGCGCACACACGCGCACGCGCGCACGCACACGAGGGCGTGCGTAGGAAAAAGTCCTACGAACAAGTGCGTAGGAAAGATTCCTAGGACGAATTCCTACGAACAAGTGCGTAGAGCCAAAGTCTCGGTAGGCGTAGGAAAAAGTCGTACACCGAGTAGGCAAAGTTCCTACGAACAAGTGCGAACAGCCTTTGTCTTGGTCGGTGTAGGAAAAGATCTATCACCGGCCTAGGCCGCAGCCCTACGAACAGCGTAGGCCAAACTCCTTCGGCGGCTGAAACGCAATAGGAGCGCGTTTGCGCGCACTTGGGGGGTGACAGGTACCCTAGGACCTAAAAACATTTTGCGCGCTTCGTGTATGAAGCGCACCGAACAAATGCAGAACCCAAAAGAACCGAAAAGCGCGCGGAGCCATTGACGCTCGGGGCGCTCGCGGTATAATCAGAGAATGCGCGCGGCGTGCACTTCGCACTCCGGCGCTGGACAGACAGACAGGACAGGACAGACATATGGCAACCTCGACTACAGCGTCCGGCATGGGCGCGCTCGACTCTTACTTCCGCACCTTGGCAACCGAGCAGGCCGAGCAGGTCATGCGCGCATCCAAGGGCGGCACCGCAGACCGCGCGAGCGTGCGCGCCGAGGTCGATGCGCTGGCCGCTGAGATGAAGGCGGCATTGCTGAGCGGTGCGGCTCTCGGTCATGCGCGCCCGACTCCGGTCTTGGTCTCTGGCTCGTTCGTGATGACCAGCAGCGCCAAGGCTCTCCAGCAGCGGCTTGGCGTTGCAGGGAAGGCCGGCAAGCTCGCGGTGCTCATGAGCGGGCCGTCCGGCTCGGGCAAGACCTATGTGGCCGAGCAGGTGCTCGCGGCTGCGGGCCGCACGGTATACAGCGCTGAGATCTCGGACAGCACCACGCTCTCGGACTTGCTCGTGCGCCCGACAGTGACAGGCCCCAGCGCGCTGGGTTGGTCGGAGGGTCCGGCACTGCGCGCAGCGCGTGAGGGCGCGGCGCTCATCCTCGACGAGTTCGATCTTGCCTCCCCTCGTCTCATGGGCGGGCTTCACTCGTTGCTCGACACGGGGCGTGTGCGCCTGCTCTCGGGCGAGGTCGTGCAGGCGGCGCGTGGCTTTGTGTGCATCCTGACCTGCAACGGCCTGCGCGCGAGCAAGGGCCGCTACTCGACGCACCAGATCAGCACGGCGCTGTCCAATCGCTGCATCTTCTTGGCCTGCGACTACCTGAGCGCCGAAGACGAGATCGCGATCCTGTCCAAGTACGGGACCGATGCACAGGCGCGCATTGTGCGCGGCGATCTGGAGGCACTGCGCGTGATGTTCGAGGGCGGCACGCTCCAGCACGCCCCGAGCCCGCGCATGGGCGCGGCAGTGGTCGCGGCACTGGCCGCCGGCATGAACCGCGCAGAGGCGTGGGCGCTGGCGCTCTTGGACGGTCTCGACAAGGCCGCAGCGGCAGAGGCTGCGCGCGCACTGGCACGCGCCGAGGAACTGCGCCGTGCCGGCGGTGCTCAGGAGGTGACGCTGTGAGCTGGTTCTATGATCTAGAGCCCGAGGTGGGCAGCATCGCGCGCATTCACCAGCGTCTGCTGGAGGTCATGGCACCGCGCGCCGTGGACCGACTCATTCGTGAGTCGGGGAAGGCCTACACCGCTCCGGTCTTGGCAGAGCGTAATCGTGCAGCGCGCGCGGCGCGCGGTGAGGTCTTGACCCGCCCGCTCTGGGACGGCAAGGACCTCGACGCGCGCGGTGTTCGGCGTGTTCGCGAGAGGGTCGCGAACCAGCGCACGGTGCTGCTGCAAGAGGCCGCGCGCAACGGCGGCTCTAGGGCGCACGAACTGGTTGGGGACTTGACAGTCGGTGACTTGGCCGATCTGGCGGTGTATCACTGGGCCGATGCACACTTCCGCGCAAGGGCAAAGGCGAGCGGGCAGCGCGTCAATTCCAAGAAGCTCAGCGAGTACGGCACGCGCGCGGTGCTGGCTGTGTCGAGCGGTCTGGGCAAGGCTGCGATCTTCGAGGCCTTGGCGAGCTTTTACCATGGTCGACAATCGGAGAGCGGCGAGGGCGGCGTAGAGGTCGTGGAGAACGACATCGAGAAGGATCGCGACCGGCGCGGTGAGCCCGAGGGGCGCGGCAAGTCGGGCGAGAAGGTCAACCCCGACTCCTCAGCAGGTCGCGGCACCGGCGAGATCTGGAACTACACCCGTTGCCCCAAGGGCACCGAGGCGCGCGCGGTCCGGTCGCGCGGCAAGGTGAGCCTAGAGCAGCTGGCCCAAGAGCTGGCCGATGCACTCCGCCCGCGCATCGTGCCGGACGACACCGGCGAGAGCCTGCGCGCACCGGCAGATGTTGCAGCATGGGCCTGTGGCATCGAGCCTACACCGTTCGGCGAGAGTGTCGCAGCACTGGCCAGTCCGGTGGAGTTGATGGTGTTTGTGGATGCATCGAGCAGCACCAGCGCCAACGCTGCGCACGATGCACAGCACAAGGTTGCGACCGAGATTGTGAAGGCCTGCCGCGCGGCGGGGCATCTCGTCGCGGTCGCGCCGTGGGGTAACTGGAGCGGCAGTCTGGAATCGCGTGAGGCGCTGGGCTGGAGCGAGCCCTTGCCCGAGGTGGGCATCGGCTGGTATCCGAATTGTGGCACGGACCCGAATGACGCCATGGAGGCGGTGCGACAGCTGCGCGCAACCAGCCCGAGCGCAGGCCGTGCGCGCGGTGTCGCGCTGATCCTGACAGACGGCGATATGTCGCTGCCGGAAGAGTACCCGCGCGGTGTCACTTGTGCGCTGTGGGCACTGGGGTCCAGCGCGCAGATTCCGGCCGGCTGGCAAGGCCCGTCGATGATGTCGCGGAACCTCGACACGGTCGGTGTGGATCTGGCAGCCAGCGACCTGGTGCGGTTCCTCAGTGGTCTAGGCGGTTAGGCCGAGAGCGGCGCGCGGTGCAGGTGGTGCCGTGCGCGTCCGACAATCCAGCCCTGTACTCGGACGGGGCAACACTGACAAGTAAACCAGACGGACAGATCATGCAGTTCGACAAGAACAACCCACCCGCTGCTGTGCGGGAGCTCTCTCTACATGCCAAGGACCTTGGCCAAACCATCGAGCGTATTGCACGGCGTGCGCTCCGGCGCGCGGTCCAGCACGGCGACCACACCGAGGCCGAGATTGACGAGGCCGATGCCGCAGAGCTGACCACCGCACTCAATCGGTGCCCGAGCTGGGCGGTGACTGAATGCAGGGTGCAGCAGCCCGAGCTGGCCAACATCCAGCCGGACGAGATCCTGAACTATGCCAAGGTGTGCAGTGCCACAAGCACGGCTTACACGGCGGGGATCATCGCGGGCGCGTGGATCATGCTCGAAGCCGAAGAGCGGGCCGGCAAGGAGAGCAAGCACCAGCTGGCGCAGTTGATGCAATCCATCCTCGTGGGCTCAGCGTTCGAGATGGCGGGGCGCGCGCTGCGCGTGCGCGCATTGTCCGAGGATGCTGCAACAGAGGCGGCGATGGAGGCTGCGCAGCGCGCGGTGGAGCAGTCCAAGGACGAGCTTTGGGTGTACGAGGCGATGCAAGAGCAAGAGAAGGGCGGTGCACAATGACCAGCAAGCCGGACAAGCTGGACGATGGTGTGCAGCGCACGCGCGTGCTCATGGCCCGCAGCGCGGGCGATGTGGCGCTGCTGATCGGGTGCGCGATGCCCGAGACGCTGCGCACCGTGGCGGGGATCAGCATCTCCCACAATCCCGAGAGCAAGGGGGCTGTCAACCGCTGGGCATCGGCGCTCTTGTCGCGAGAGATTCGCGGCGATGTTGTGGTCCTGATGGTGGAGGCCTGAGCTATGGAAGAGATGAACGAACCCGACTTTGTCATTCCGAATGACAAAGCGATCAAGCGCAAGCGCGGTGGGCGCGGGCCGTCCGCGTTCCCCAAGGTCCAGCCTGTGCCCATCGGCGACATTGTGCGCGCCATTCACAAGCAAAGCCCGCAGTGGATGGATCCCAAGACGGTGCAGTGGTTCGGGACCAAGCTCCCGAGCCAAGGCTACAGGGGTGCGGGGGATCTCGCATTCTTTGCCACTGGCGAGCGGCTGGAGCGGGGCAGGCCTGTGACCTCGTTTGGCATTGTGCGGTGCGTGGACCTGATCACCGGCCAGATGATTACGGTCGAAGAAGTCGAGTGGGCCGTGTCCATTGCCAATGCGATCATGGCGCTGGTCCCGACCAATGGCCGGACCTCACGGGCACGGGCCATGGCAGAGGCACGGGCCAAGGCCTATGCCCGTGCCTCCCACCTGTTGGCAGGTGTGCGGATGTCGGGCGGTGTGGGCCTCGACGCTCTCACGAAGGCCCGTGAGGTTCACCGCAGAATGGGGATGGGGGTCGACGAGTGAGCCGCCGGCAACCCGACGAGCGCTCTGCCGGCGAGGTGCTGGCCGAGCTGTTGAGCGTGTGCGCGATGTCAGCGGGCATCGTGCTGGGCCTGTGGGTCCTGTGGGTGATGACGCGCTAGGAGCCCGTATACGGGGACTTGATGGGGCAGCATGGGCCTTTGTGCCTGTGCTGCCCTGCTTCATTTATAGGGCCTGCCGGAGCGGTTGGTGTGGATCGTGCTAGGCGGTGTGCCGTGGGATCACCGGCGGGCGGTGAGCGGTGAAGGCTGGGAGTCGAGGGGATGGGTGGGGATGGTGTGGTGCTGTTGGACGGATTCGCACGAGCCCGAGGCGCAGCCTGTGCCCGATCCCCGACTTCGTCTACCCTGTCCCGCCCTGCTTGCCCTCCGATGGCCTACGATCCTATGCAGCCTCGACTAGGCACGATGCCTACGGCGTTCGCACTAGTGCGTAGGAAAAAGTCCTAGTCCGGCGTAGGACGGAGGCGTACACCCCCACGCGCGCGCGGGTCCCATGCTCGGGGGGCCTCGATATTTTAGCTCCAACATATATACAAACTAGCCCTAACCCCCTACACACCCCTCTTGATAGGGTCCCCTTTTCTGCTAGGATCCATACACATATGGCCAAGAGGTCTCGCACATCTTCTAGTCTGAAAGACCTTGCCAAGAATCACCTAGACAAGATTGAGATCGGTGCTGTTGATAAGCAGCTTGTCCCGGTCCCTAAAAAGCCGCCGCCGGTGATTCGCCGTCAGTTAGAAAAGCCGAGCAGCGTGCCTGTTGACTTTAAGTTGTCGACCCTCAGGGCGCTGATGGTAGATAGCCTTGAGGCTAACAATGGCTTAAACGCAAAGGCTGTTGTAGAGACACTGGTACAGAAGGCTATCGAGGGTGATAGCTACTGTATGCGCCTGTTGCTAGAACGTGTGGATGGTCTGGTGACTAAGAATGTGAATGTGACGGGCAGTGTGGCAGTTGGTCAGCAAGTGACCTTGGTTGACATGAGGCATGTAAATGTCTCTCTGCCATTACCAATTGAAAGCCTCTCCCCTCTCTCTGCACTCTCTCCCCACTCGAAAGAGACTTCTTTTGAGGGGGGAGTACTCTATTCTCAGAGAGATCTCTTAGAGAGTAGTACTCCAGAATCCCCACCCCCTACCCCCTCCCCTTATCATACAGAGGTTTCGGAGCCTGTCAATGACAACCCAACAGAAAGTTGAGGTTCGTGGTGCACCTTCCCAGCTGTGGGACATGTGCCAGAACCCAGGGGTTGAGAAGGTGAAGGAACTGGTCATTGCTGGTCCTGGTGGTACTGGCAAGAGCCGGGGCATTGGCCACTTCTTGTGGTGGTTCTTGAACAACTACCCCATGTCCCGGGTGCTGGTCGTGCGCAAGACCAGGGTGTCGTTGTCAGAGGCGTTCTTGAAGACCTGGGAACAGGATGTGGTTCCACCTGGCCACGAGATCCTGAACGGGCCACAAAGGGCGCATCGGCAATCCTGGAAACTGGAGAACGGCTCGGAGATGGCCACCGGTGGGCTGGATAATCCGACCAGGCTGTACTCCACAGACTGGGACATCATCTATGTCCAAGAGTGCACAGAGCTGACAGAGGACGAGTGGGAGCGGCTGCGGCGTGGTCTTCGTAACTGGAAGTCGCCGACCCAGTTCCTGATGGGTGACTGCAACCCAGAGAGCGAGAGACACTGGCTATATCGCCGGTTCTTGGACGGCAGAACAACGCGCCTGGACAGCAAGCACGCTGACAATCCCAAGTGGTTCTCTGCGACCAAGAACGAGTGGACCCCCGAGGGAGTGGCCTATATCCAGAACCTGGCCAGGCTAACAGGTGTGCGCAAGCGCAGGCTGTTGTTCGGCGAGTGGGTCTCGTCCGAGGGCGCTGTGTGGGAAGAGTGGGACGATTCCAGAAACCTGGTAGACCGTCCTGTTGGCAACTCGATGATGATCATGGACCGGCTCGACATCCGCTGGACCTTTGCCAGCATGGACTGGGGCTACACAGCAGCTGGCGTGCTCCAGATCTGGGGAGTAGATGGAGAACGGTGTATGTACCTGTTGAAAGAGTACTACATGGCTGGCCAGCAGCTGGAATGGTGGGGCGAGAAGGTGGTCAAGTCCTGGATCGACTACAAGCTCCAGGCCATTGTCGCTGACCCGTCTAGACCAGATGCGATCAAGCTGGTGAACGACAAGCTCAATGACTCAGGGGCACCGCGACTGGTCCGGGCAGCGAACAATCGCCGAACAACCATTGGCGGTGACCTGGGCGGACTAGACCTGGTGCGCGAGAAGATCCGGCCCGATCCCAAGACCGGCAAGGCCTCGTTGTTCATTGTCAGAGATGCTCTCGACACCCGGGATCCCAACTTGCACGAGAAGGGATTGCCATGCTCAACCGTAGAAGAGATTCCCGGGTATGTGTATGCACAAGGCGAGCACGGAAGACTAGACACAGAAAAGACTGATCCAATGTGCTCGGATCACGGCTGCGATGCGTTACGATATGCCGTAACCTTCTTGCACAAGCGCGACATGACACCCGAGACTGATGAAAAGCGCGGTGCATCTGTCACATGGGGACAGGTGCTTGGTCATGATGAGGTTTGGGAGAAGTCCAAGGACAGTCACTGATTATGCTGAACACAGATCCCCAGAACCTTTACTCAGAAATCCAAGCGGCAGAGAAGTTCCGGGACGAGCACATGTCCAGCTATGAGCGGCGACGCAGCCGCTATGTTGGCCCAAGCTACATCGGAGAAGAGATCCAGAGCTACGAGCCCGAGAACCACGAGTTCGAGTACATCTCGCTCTTGCTCCCCAAGACTGTGTTTGACAACCCCCGGGTGCGTGTACAGGCGTTCCGCCCTGGCCCGATCCAGGACATTGCCATGGGTATCCAAGCGGGCATGAACCGCTGGATTCGTGACACCCGCCTTCGCCGCACACTTGTCCGTATTGGCCTAGACAACTTCATGGCATGGGGCATTGCCGTGATCCACATGGAGCCTGACAAGGACCGGCTCCCGCCCCCGTGGTCGAATGTGGCACTGCCCTATCGCCCTGTTGTAGAGCGCATTTCTCCCAAGCGCGTGTTCTGGGACCCGACCGCACTGGACTTTGCAGAGTGCCGTTTTATTGGTCACTTGTGGGCACGGGACAAAGAAGACCTGCTCAAGATGGCTAAGGAGTATCCAGAAGACGGCTGGAACACAGAAGGCATCGAGTCGTGCAGCGAAGACGGTGGCATCGACAAGCTTGATCGCGACACCAAGTACGGCACACCCACGCGCAAGGAGATTGTCTGCTACGAGGTGTATGTGCCCGGCTACCAGATCGAGGGCGAGCCTGGCCAAGAAGAAGGGTTCAATGGGGCGATCTTCACCCTTGCTGTTGCAGGCTCGGGCATGGACAAGAAGGGGGTCTCGATCAGAAAGCCACGGATGTACTACGGGCCTCCTGAGGGTCCCTACACCCTATTTGGAACATACCCTGTCCCTGACACGACTGTTCCGCTCTCGCCGACAGTAGCAATCCAAGCACAGGTCGAGACCCTCAACACCCATGCAAAGGCCGTCATGAAGGCGGCTGCACAGCGCAAGCGCATTGCCTTTGTCTCGCGCGCAGAGCCTGATCTCCAGAAGAAGGTCAAGCGCGCAGAGGACGGCGATGTTGTGCCGATCAACACCGAAGAGCTGAACAACAACCTGAAAGAGGTCGAGCTTGGTGGTGTCACGAACTCGGCCATTCAGGCACTACAGATCGAGCGCGAGCGCCGGGACCGCATCTCTGGCATGTCGGACGCAATGCGCGGCAATGTTGCCGGTGCCGGAACTGCAACAGAGAACGCCATCGCAGCCGAGAGCGCAACGGCCCGTATGGCGTTCATCAAACAACAGTTCACCGACTCGGTGTCTGATGTGTTGCGCAAGGTCGCGTGGTACATGTACCACGATGACCGGATCGTCTTCCCGATTGGCGATGAGATGGCATCGCAACTGGGAGTAGAGCCCGGCACCTTGTACATGGAGAAGGGCGAGCCCTGGTACCAAGGCGGCGTTCCCGAGGATATGACCGGGTACTCGTTCAAGGACCTGGACCTGGACATTGAGCCGTACTCCATGGAGCGGGTGTCTGAGCAACAACAACAGGCCCGCATGATGCAACTGGTCCAGATCGTGACCCAGATCATTCCCCAGGCCATCTCGGCCCCGGTGGATCTGCAAGCATTGTTGAATGTCATTGGCAACATGACCAACACACCCGACATCGCCAAGGTGGTTGACATCAATGCTGCCAAGATGATGCAACAGCAGATGCTCCAAGGTGCTGTTACCAAGCAGTCCGAGCAGCCTGCAAAGACAGCTTCTGATGTGGGCCAGAAGAAGTCTCCTGGACTTGTGCAGCCCGGTGGCTCGCCGCCCAACTCCTCTGTAACCCCCATGGCTAGTATGTCCGGTGGCAATGTGCCACAACAGATGGGCATGCAGCCTATGCCCCTACCCTGATGATCTACCTATTCGAGAAGGATGATGGCTCGATTGTCGAGATCGAGTATCCCATTGGCAAGGCCCCCAAGATCGGGACAAGCATCCGTCGCAAGGGCCAAAAGCTGACACGTATCTGTGTTGCACCACAGGCAAAAGTTGCGCCGAACGCCAAGTTCGTGTCGCACTCGTTACCCCGCTGGTGGCCACATGCCAAGGATCACGAGCCTGGCACTGGCAAGCCCCGGTTTGAAAGCATTCACCAGGTCCGAAACGCTGAGGCGCGAAGCAAGGACACTGAAAAAGACCAAGTTGTTTACGAGTGAGATGGTATAAGAAAGCAATAACAAATGTCCGAAGAGCAAGAGACGCAGCCGGAACTGTCAGAACAAACAATCTCTTCTGTTGAAACCGAGCAAGACACAGGCTCGTCAGAAGGTGAGTACACCCAACAGGAAAAGGACTTCCTTGACAAGGCTTTTCCTGTAGAGGAATCAGAAGAAACACCGTCCGACAAGGACAGCACCAAGACTGCCAAGCAACAGGAGCCGCAAAGCGAGCGACCCAAGGGCTTTGACAAGGCAGTAAAGGCGCTGAAACTTGACGGATGGGAGGATGGCGACATTGAGGAAATGAGCCCAGAGCGAGTGATCGCGCTTGGCAAGAAGTCTCAAGAGCGCCATTCAGCGGTCGGCAAGAAATTGCAAGAGGCCGCGCAGTCCAAGGTCTCGGATGAAACCGAGACTGCGGAGCTGGACGAAGACGAAGACGAAGACGAAGAAGATACCGAGACAGCGGATCTTGAGACCCGCGATAAGGAGCCCGGTTCAGCGGAACCGACCGGCCAACCAACATCGCTTTTGTCCAAGATTGACTACAAAGCACTAGCGAAGCCGGTATCGGACGCGATTGGTCTTGGTGATGAGGTCCAGGAAGCCTTGGCAAAGGCGTTTGAGAGTGCCTTGAAACCGATCCAGGAGCAGGCCGCGCTGATTGAACAACAGCGAAATGCCATGGTCCAGGAGCGCGGAGAGGAGCTTGGACAAGCAGCCAGGGAGAAGCTCTCGGAGAAATTCCCGGGGCTTCAAGACGAGGACAAGTTCAACAAGGTTGTTGAGCGCATGCATGTCCTGGCAAAGAGCAATCCTGACTACAACAGCATGGAGCAGTTGATGCTCGATGCTGCAAAGCTGGAACTGTTTGACGACACGAATGCGACCAACACCAAGAGAACTGCCCAGGTCAAGCGTGCACAAGGACAGCCGACCACTGTCTCTCGCAAAGTACCCACAGAGGCCATGAGCTTGGATGATAAAGAGGACGCAGTTCTCGACACGCTCATGTCAGGTAAGGGCCGCGATGCGGCACGCAAAGCGTATTTTGGTCGCTAACAAACAAAGACAAAGGACTGAGTAATGGGTTCCGCACTCAATACGTTCACAGACTTTGTTGCATCAACGGGTCCGTCGTACCTTACGTCGGCTGACTCGCTGATCAACGAAGTACAGAAGAACAGCTACATCATGCGCCGCTTCCTCAAGGGAGCGGACAAGACCTTCGTGCTGCAAGGCGGCTCGAAGATCAAGGACGCGCTGATTCTCGACGAATCCAGCACGTTCCAGCAGTACCAGCCGAACGACACGTTCACCTGGCAAAACCCGCAGGTTCTCACCACCTACGAGCTGAACTGGCGATTCTCGGTCGACCACATGGCGTGGACCGATCAAGAGATCGAGCTGAACAGCGGTGGCATGAGCAACGACGCATTGCGCGGCATCTACAAGCGCCTCAAGCGCCAAAAAGAGCAGCGCATGTGGACCAGCATGATCAACGGGTACGAGAACCTGTTGTGGCGCGTTCCGAACAAGGCAGAGATGGAAGATGCGGGTGGTCTCTATCCGCAATCCCTGCCCGTGTTCTTGAACGAGTACAGCAACGGCCTGTACACAAACGGTGGCTACAGCTCGACCATCCAGGGCATTGATGCCTCGGCAACGAGCAAGGCTCGTTGGCGTCCGCAACAGGTGACCTACGACTCGTCTACCTTCAACACCGCAACCAACGTCATTCAGGCGTTTGATGAGATGTTCTTGAAGGTCAAGTTTGAGGCGCCGCCGACCAAGCAAGAGTACTTTGAGTCGCCTAAACTGAACTCGCAGTTCATTGCCTGCTCGCGCAAGGGCATGAACCATTACCAGGCTCTGTTGCGTGCATCGCAAGACCGTTTCACCGGTATTGCCTCGTACCAGGACCCGGCCTACCTGACCCCCTCGTACGGCGGTATTGATCTCCAGTATGTCGCAGCCTTGGACAGCTTGGCTGTGTACGGCACTGGTGCTCAAAACGAAATTGACGCCGCTGGCGGGGCCGGTGCTGGCAAGAAGGGTGGTCGCTACTACTGGATGAACGGTCAGTACATCTGCCCGGTCTTCCACTCGTCGCGCTACATGGTCCAGAAGGAACCGATGACGCACCCCAACCAGCCGTTTACCACCGTTGTGGTTGTTGACAGCTGGTGGAACCTTGTTTGCCGCTCGCGCCAGCGTCTCGGCATTGTCTACCCCACCACTAACATCACTGGCTTCTGATAAAAAAGGAGACCTACTAAATGTACGCATACAACCCGAAATCAGTTCTTGGCCCGATCAGCGCAGTTGCACCGGGCCAGAACATCATCGACAATGTTGACATTGTGGTGAAGGCCGGTGCGGCTTTCACCCTTGGCGATGTTGTCAGCATTGCCACCATCCTTACGGTTGGTGACAGTGGCGCATCCCTTACCGGCTACTCGGCAGAGAGCGGCAGCGCAGCGGCTGCGGCGGCTGTAGATGCTGACGTTCGTACCCGCAAGTTCTTGGGCGTTGCCCTGGAAACCGTTGCCCAAGATGCGACCATGCGTGTTCGTATTAAGGGCGTGGTCGCGGCCAAGCTGGCTAGCAACTCGGCTGCTATGTCCGTTCTTACGGTCACGGGCTCAAAGGAACTGGGAAACCCTGCTGTCCACGGAACGCCCACGAAAAACCTGGTTGCCTTGGGCTACTCCCTCGAAACCGGCACCGGTGTCAAGAAAATCATCTTTGATGGTATTCAAGGCATGGGCCCGATCAGCATCGCCTGATACAATCTAGACCTGTTGTTGGGATGCTGCCCATCCTCTGTCGCGCACAGGGGGTGGGCAGCACTTATTTTGTGCTACAATCTGACCATGGTTCTAACAGTACAATCGTGCCTGGACCAGATCGAGCACAGTCTCGGTGGTGCACTGTCTACACAGCTTGATCCAATTGGGATCATCAACGAAGCTGGCCAATATTTGGTTGACATGCACGACTGGATTTGGCTTGACCGTCCGCCCGTGTCGCTGGACTTCAGAGCCGAGATCAACATTCTCAGCACAGCAGGAACTGTGCAGTGGCACGATGGCACGCACCTACTGACACTTACAGGTGCGTTCACAAACTACAACTGGCTAGACGGTGACTCGATTGTCATCTCTGCTGGATCTGGCGTGCCCTACGGTCGATTCCCTGTGATCTCAAAGCACAGCAACAACTCAATCCATATTGGATGGACCTATGCCCCGGGCGGCGGCACGGTCAACTTAACTGGGTTCGTGGGTGTGCTTAAGACCGACAGCATTGCATTGCCATCGGACATTGGGAACATCATCGACATCCAGCCCACACAGGGCCTAACCAACAGCTTCAACCTGACCGATGTCGGGTTCATCAACCAGCTTCGAACCAACGAAGTGGCTGTGGGCAACTTCCGCTACTGGGGCGCAATCACCCGTGGCAAGAACTTCTCGCACACAAACCAGGCCAGTGTCGGCCAGGGCGCGTGGCGATTGGAGATCTACCCGACCCCAACCGCGACAGAGTACAACGCACTGACCATGTACTACCGTGCTGGCTGGCGTCCTGTGACTGACGACATCGACACGATCAACATCCCCCAGTACTGCGAGAGCCTGATGCGCATGATCGTGCGCGCATTTGCTCGTGGTTACGAGGAAGACGATGTTGCCAGCATGCACGCCCGACTGATGGAGATCCAGCAGTCTCCGATGTTCATGAACGCACGCAGGCGAGATGGCGACATGCAGCCCACGCTTGGCCAGATGTCTGGCGGTGCTGTTGCCCAGTACGAAAAACAAGAGCGTCAATACCTGAAGTCTTCTGTCCTAGGGCCAAGCTGATGTATTTCTCAACAGGTGCGTACCAAGAGCAAGGGTCCAGCAATGCAATGCTGTGCTCGTTTGACGACGGCGTCACAACGCTCAACAATCTAAACGAAGACTTCTATGTCAATGGTCGCGGCGGTGTCACGCGCCAGATGTCTGACATTTCTGTCAGCGCCGGAGCGATCACATATTCATGGAACAACACGGCCAAGACTGTCACAGCAAGCTCTGGCACGCCGTTCTCCGCTCTGAACGGAACCGCTGTTCAGATCTACGACTCGCAAGCAGCAGCGACTCGTGGCAGCGATGTGGCCCAGGTCACCTATATCGACGCCAATGGTGTTTCTCAGTCCTTCACCACAACCATCACCAGCGCAACTAGCACGGTTCTGACCATGCATCCCAGTGTCGATCTGGGTGCCAACCGAACGGTCACCAGTGTGCAGGTGTTTGGCAGCGTAACGACCGCTTCGTCGCTTGTGTGTGTCAATGCCATCACCCTGTGCGGGATCAGCAACGACATCAGCGTGTTGATCAAGGGCTTCAGCGGAAGCACTTTCATGGATGTCGGCTTTGCCGCGACCCAGGAGCCGCAGACCATCAACTTTGGACCAGCTGGAATTCTGCTGAAATCAGGCATGCGCATTGGCTTCAGCGACAAGAGCGGGGCCATTACCACTCACGACATGACCGTCTGCGTTTCGTACAAGGTGATCGCATGAGCATCGCAACATATGGAGAGCAAGGCTCTTCGTTTATGAATGTCAGTGCCAGCACCCCTGGCAACCACTATCCGTCAGACGACATTGGCGGATCTACTAATACGGCGGCAAGCTCTACACTGGCCAGCGCAAAGTTGGTAGTTGTTCAGGCATTGATTTTCCGGACGAGCGCGACTACACAAGCTGTCAGCATCAGAGCCCATGACGGCACGTTGATCGCGCAGAACATCACACCAGGGCCTGCAAGCTCTGGTGCTCGAACTGTGGACTTTGGGCCTGTTGGGCTTCGCGTCACACAAGGCGTGTATGTCCAGGCCGGTGCCACCAACCCTGCGCTCACTCTTGTGTACAAGAAGCTGCTATGAGCAAAGACATTCGCGTTCAGTTTCCAGTTGGCGGAATCCACGAAGGCGGCGCGTTCACCGACCAGCCTCCGTCAACCACATCTGATGCGCTGAATGTCACTGGCCAAGACCCTGTCTCTGGTCGCACGCGCGGCGCGCAGCGCGCTGGCATGTCCAAGTACAACCCCAACCCGGTTGGGAACAACAAGGTTGCCCTGATCCAGGGCATGACCTACGACGCATCTCCTGCCAGCATCACTGCGTACGCAAGCGGGTCAGAGAGCACATCCTGGACCAAGACACTGCCCAACAAGTCCAGTGTCTGGTGTATGTCCACCGACCTGGCCAACAATGTGTATGTCGTCGATTCTGGCGCAACCATTGTCAAGTACAACCCCACCGGCTACCAGCTCTACACCCACAAGGTGCCGGTCAAGGACGAAGGCCACGAGATCCGGGCTATTGTCGTAGACCAGGCCAACATCATCTATGTGGCGGTCAGCGCAGGTGGGCAACAGAGCACGGCCCACATCTTCGCGTTCGAGGAGATCGAGGGCACCACAGGTCAGTACCTGGACAAGATCTGGGAGTACAAGACCGAGCGGTATGTGTCCAAGCTCGTGTACGCCTCTGGGAAGCTGTATGCGGCGCTCAACGACACATCCATGTCTGAGTCCGTGATTCTTGTCCTATCGAACGTAGGCACCGCCGTGCCGCTTCTGGAGCGCGAGATCCGGGCGACATACCCGCTCAACGACATCGCTATCTCGCCCAAAGACGGTGGGCTAGTCTCCACAAGCCCTATCAGCACGGCGCGTGGCGGCGACAGGTTGATCAACATTACATTCAAGTCTCCTCGCTCTGTGGACTGGGACCCGTCCAAGCTAGAAGGCTTTGATCGCCGCATCTGGTCATGGCTTGATGCAACCGACATCGACGGCGATGGCACGAACAACGAGGCCTACCGCGATGGCGAGGAGATCCAGCTTTGGACCGACAAGAGCGGCAATGGCCGCGACTTGTTCATCGAGCCTTCTGCTGGATACTTTGGGCCGTTGCTGTCCAAGCAAGGGTTCAACGGACTGGACTGCCTGTCGTTCTCTGGCGTTGACCAGTCTGGCAACGCAACACTCAAGCAATACCTGCGCAGCGAGGTGAATACCCAGGTAAGCGTAAACGACCCCGCCGTTGCGGCTAACAACCCAGAAAACCTGGCATTAATTCCCACACACCTTGGCGCTAGCTACGCAATGTTTATTGTGTTCGAGGCGTTGGACGATGACACTCGACCTCAACATGTGTTTTCGCATAGATTTGCTGGGTACACATACGACAACGCAATTTTAAGCTCATACACTGGAATTACAAGCATTTCGGCGCATCACGCAGCGGTTGGAAATGGGTCAATCGCAATTGCCCCAACAAGCGCCAGCGCAACATCTGGATATTCTCCTGGTGCATGTACTTTACTTGGGTTTGGCCAATACAATGTCAGTGGCGGAGAAAGGCAATTAGCCGGAACCCAAGCTACATATTCTTATGACAAAATGCAGCTACAGGTTGGGCCAGCAAATGGGAAAAAGGCATCCCACTCCGGTGTATCAAAAACAAATAGGTTTATTGCCACATACATTCACAGGGGAATGATCGGAGGAATTGTACGCGAGGAGCCGCTAGAGACAGGTGAGGCGGCGGCAAAAGTTGCTGGTTTCAACAAAACAGACGCATCTCATTTTCGCGTAAACGGAAAACTTTGCCAGACTTTCAAAAGTCTTCACTTGTATAGCGGGGAAAAGTCTTTAATTGGGGCACTTGCAGGCACAATTGATGTAACTAATAGTGCAGCTACATCTTCGTTCAAGGGTCGCATCTGCGAGATCATTGTCCTAAAAGAGTGGTACTACCGGCCAGACGAGACAGCGGCCCCGATCCGGCTAAATGTGTGCAGCTCTCGCCCGCCCGCCTACACAACATCCGACCACGGCGAGTACGGTCCCAATGACTACACCCAAGAGGGCGGAGACAACGCATACACCAACGCGGGGCTCACAGCCGAAAACCGACTGTCGTCCAAAATCTACGAGACAGAGCTGATCGAGGGCTACCTGGCGCACAAGTGGGGCATTGCAGATGAGCTGCCCAATGAGCTTGTTGGGTACATCGCGATCAAGGGAAACGCGACGATCACCAACGGCACCACCCTAGACATTCCTACAGCCGGTGGCGGAACCAAGCAGTATACATTCAAGACCAGCTCCGCCACATCAGGAGCGGACTGGATCTTTGTTCCATCCGCGGGGTCTCCAAGCGCAACGCAGCTAAGGGCGCAAGCGTTCGAGATCTACAGAACCATCAACGGCAACAACGCGACATTTGCAAACTTGCCGTCTGATCACTTTTATGCAATGCCTCCGACCTTTAGCGCCTTAGACTCGGCGACGCTGGCTGATCGGTATGCCATTATTGAGATCAGGGTTAGAAGCTCCATGGCGCAGGCTTCTTCCGTGGCTGGGTTCAACGCTCAGTTTGCTACATCGCTACCTGGGACTATTTCGTTCTTTGGGTATTCGGTTTCTTACACCAATGCCACGCCCCACAGCAGGCTTGTGCCACGCACAAAGATTAACCCAAGCGACACGCTCGGCTTGGGCATCAACTACAGCGTGCATCCGTTTGCAGAGCACCGTAGACAGATCCACCTAAACTCCAGCGACCCGGCATCGTGGCTTATTCGTGCATACTACGTGACTAGAACGCTTGGTGGCCCGCCCCGTTCTGACGGCAAGCGCAAGTACCAGCCGTTGCAGATGTACTCGTCTGGCAGTCAGAACTTGGTTAAGTACGACAAGGACTCTGGCAAGCTCAAGTGGTCGCTATACAACGGGTCGCCAGAAGGTTTGTTCAGCGGCAACGACTACGCCGGATATGGCGGCATTGGTTTCTCTGTGGCCATCAACTCGGATGGCTTGGTGTACAGCAGCGGCCAGCGCAGCACACAGCAGACATACCCGTCCTACACCGAGCACACGCGCCAGGGACGGAGCTACCCAAGCAGCATCTACGATGTGCGGGCAACCAATGACCTAGGCGCCTCAACCACTCTTGCTTGGCAAAAGCAAGTCACAGCCACCACTGGGCTAGACGACATCCCTGGCTGGGCTCGTTCGACTGTAGACGAGAAGAAAAACATGGTCCTGCCCGTGCTTGACCAAGAGTCAACACTTGCGTCTGTGATCGTGTACGAGCCGACAGCTGGCACGGAATTGCATCGCCACACGCTGAACACAGCATCTGACCAGTACCAGGTTGGCCTGTCTACCGCTGCATCGGCTGGCACGCTGACGCTGCCAACCACATTCACGAACCCTCGTAGCGAGTACATCTACCTGGGCACACGGTGCGACAACACATCCATTGTCACATTTACTGGACAACCGACAGCTGGCCAAACAATCATTCTGTCTGACGGGTCCGACATCCGCACCTACACATTCCGAGCGTCGGCATCCCTCGCCAACGAAGTGACAATTGGCGGAAGCCTTGCCGACACCATTGCCAACCTTCGCGGCGCGACCAATGGCACAGCGGGGGCATACGGAGCTGGTACTGCTATTAACTCATCTGTTGTTGTTCGACACAGCACAGCCACGCAACTGTACTTGGGGTCTCGCGTCCCTGAGCCCAGCGGCGGAACCGGCGTGTTCACATTTGCCACAACTACAACAGCCACAATGGAGGCAGTGCAGTTCAGGGATGCGTGCCTACGCCGCGTCAACCTGATCAATGCTGTGCCGACTGGCACTGTGGCCAGCTTCCGGGCCAGCAAGAATGTGGCTGTAGACGGTGACGGCAAGGTATACACCTTCGCCAACACTGGGTCTCCAGCCCTCTCTGGTGGTGTGTCGTTCACATCAGCCACTGCCCAGTACTACGACAGCGCGGTTCTGTACCAGAAGCTGTACATCACCAACGGCTTTGAGGTGTTGGTATATGATCCGGTAACCAACACAACATCCAAGCTGGAGAGCAAGCAGGGCGGATCACCTACAGAGAGGTGGTCGCTTGTCACATCTTGGCGCGGTCGCTTGGTGCTTGGACGCGGCCTGACATCTCCGCACAACTGGATCATGTCGGCCATTGGCGACCCCACCAACTGGGACTTGTTCCCTCCGGTGGTCAACCCTAGCCAAGCGGTCAGCGGAACCATTAGCCGCGCAGGCCTTGTGCCCGATGTGGTCAACGCGCTAATCCCGTACAACGACGACCTCATGCTGTTTGGCGGCGACCACAGCATCTACCGTTTGACAGGCGATCCCATGTCTGGTGGCCAGATGGACCTGGTCACGGATGTGACAGGCATCGCCTTTGGCCGTGCATGGGATAAGGACCCGCAAGGCATCCTGTACTTCATGTCGTCACGGGGCGCTTTGTACGCCTGGCCCCCGGGTGGCCGCATTATCGAGCTGAGCCTCGGCAAGTTCGAGCAGCGTTTGTCCCAGATCAACTTCGCCAAGTCGTACACCCAGCTTGTGTGGAACGACATGGACCGAACTCTGCACATCTTTACGCTGCCGTTCGGAAAGAACCTGACAGGGGTCACGGCTCGCCACTTCCGCTACGAGCGCGACAGCAAGGCGTTCTGGGAAGACACCTACGGCCCGGCTGTGTCGTCTGTAGCGGTGATCGACGGAGACAACTCGGAAGACCGCAGACTGTTGATCGGCTCTACCGACAATGTGATTCGGCAATGGGACAATGCAGCCACAAGCGACGACGGCTTGGCCATCGACAGCTATGTGACCTTTGGTCCGTTTGGAAGCCAAGACACAGAGCTACGATTGTCTATGCTTCGGGCTGTGCTTGCTGACAACCAAAGCGGAGCACATGTACAGCTGTTTGCCAGCGACACGCCTGACGTGCTGGGCGATCCTGTGTGGGCCGGGAAGCTGAACTCTGGCCGTAACCCGAACATGTTTACTCGCGTGCGCGGATCGTACTTCTGGATCCGCTTGCGCAACGCATCTGTTGGTGAGCGCTGGGCGTTCGAGAGCATGACAGTTCGCATCACCAATGCTGGTAGACGGAGGGTGCGGTGACGGTCAATCCCAGTGGTCGTCGCGGCCAGGCATCTAGATCTGTATCGCTTGGCGCGTCTGATCCTCGTGCTCGCCGTGCCCCGCAAGAGGCGCTTACTGACCTAGACCTGGAGTCGCCCTTAAAGATCAACCGCAGCGGCCAGATCAGCCTAGACCTGTCTGGTGCGCTGACTGTCAACCCAGACGGCTCCATCGGCATCAATGTCAGCAATGGCATCACCGTTGCCCCCGGCTCTCCACTGTCAATCCAGCTTGACATCGACGACGACAGCCTTGTGATTGGCCCCAACAAGAAGGTTCGCGCCCGCCCGCGCATGAGCCAGATTGTTGTGGACAGGCGCGATGTGCGCGAGGTCACTGGCCGCAACCTAGCCGAGGTCATTGATCAAGAGACAGAGCTTCTCAAGCGCAAGGGCGCTGCTGATGGCTACTGCGAGCTGGATTCATCATCTAAGGTCCCGGTTGCTAGGGTGCCGTTTGATCTAATCCCGCTGTCTATCAAACTTTCTTCAATCAATGACCCAACCTATAACCATATTATTCTTAGGTTTGATGATTCGGGGACAAGCGCTGCCGTTAACTACCTTGGTGTAGTAAACTCTGACGCGGGCTTGCCTGTTATTTTTAAGTCTGACGGAGCAGATGCCGACGTCGGCATTGAGATTACAACCAAGGGCCTTGGGGTCTTGACAGTCAACGGCAGCGCAGTGGAGTTTGCTGCCAACAAAAACATTGCTGGTGGATATGCTGGGCTAGACGGGTCTTCCAAGGTTTCGCCAGCCCAGCTTCCCCTGTTCACTAGCATTGCAGACGGCGCTGTATCTGCGAGCGGCGGCGGTACAACCAACTTCCTTCGCGCAGACGGATCATGGGCTGCGCCCGGCGGTGGTGGCGGCGGTGGACTCAGCCAAGCCAACGCGCTAGCCATCGCATCGTTTGGGAGCTTCTGATGGCAATCACACTCGACGCAACGACCAAGTCTATCGACCTCACGACTAGCTCTACTGCTGACATCGACTATGCAGTGTCGTGGGTAGACGCGACGACTACGGTGTTCACGCCGGGCGATGGGCACGGCACGATCAACACGGCGACAACTACTGTTATCGTAGCTGCCCCTGCGGCTAGCACGCAGCGTGGCGTGAAGTCGATCTCAGTGTTCAACCGTCATGCGACTACGACCAACACCGTGACCGTGAAGAAGGATGTAAGCGGCACGGAGTACATCCTGTTTAAGGCTGTGCTCATGGCTGGCGAGTCGCTGCAATGGAATGACGGCAGCGAGTGGTGCGTGTACGACGCAACGGGCGACAAGAAGGTGAACAGCCCTGTCAACACGGGCATTACTGGTCGTGTGATCCCGATCAACAAGGTCGGTACTGCGACCGAGGGCACGGCGTACTGGTACTCGTTCAGCAAGGACGCTGGCTTCACAGGCGCGTGGTCACCCGGCACGCCGGGCCTCAACGGTCGAGCAACAGACGGCATGACTGCTGCGGACAACGGTGCGCTGCCCTTGTGGACGCCTACGGGGTCGCTCTACATCACAGAGACGGCGGCGACCACGACCACGCTCTGCACGATCATGCTGGCCGATGTCGTGTGGACTAACTCGGGCATCGTGGTGACGACTACCACGGCTCAGGCGATTACCAGCCCGACCTTCCCTGCGCGTGACCTGAACGGCAGCACGGACGGCGAGGGCTATGTCATCGGATTGTGCACCACCACGGCTAATACGAACGCTGCTGCAATCAGCAACGCTACGGTCAGCTACACGAACTCGGCTGGCACGGCGGGTCGCACGGCAACGCTGCTGGCTGTGGCTGGTGACCAGATCCCGCCGACCCCCGTGATCGGAACCGTGGTGTGGTTCCGGTTGGCTGCTGGCGACAAGGGCGTGCGCTCGATCCAGTCCATCACGCTAGGCACTTCGCTGGTAGCTGGAGCTGTGTCGTTGTGCGTAGCCCGACCGCTGACTGTATTGTCCTGCACGCAGGTCAATGTTGCTACGCCCCGTAACTACAGCGATCCCGGCATCCGCATCTACACGGGGTCGGTGATCATCCCCTTCATCAAGAACACCAGCTCCTCGGCGGTCACGCTGACGGGCCATGTCGTCGTGACGGAGCGCTGATCATGCCGACCTACGACTTCGGTGACGGTGCTGGCCCTGTTGCTGCACACCAACACGCCAACGGCGGTGGCTGGGTTGCTGACACGGCAGTCGTGGATGATGCCGTGCGGATCGACGCTAGCGCCAAGGTCTACGGCAACGCATGGGTGGTGGACGACGCCTGGGTCTACGAGAACTCCGTTGTCCGAGGCGACGCATGGGTAGGGCACGAGTCGCAAGTGTTCGGCAACTCAACCGTAGAAGGCACAGCCAGGGTAGATGGCGAGTCGCGCGTGTACGACAGCGCCATTGTCCGTGGGGCTAGCGAACTGTATGGCTGCACCTTTATTGGTGGAAGCCAGATCGTAGAAGACGAAATCCTGCACGACGAGAAAAGAAGCTAAGGTAATATACAAACATGCTTGGAGGAGGCGGATCATCACTGTGGTCTAAGGGTGAAAAGAGACAGGCTCTTGGCTATCAAGCCTTTGCTCAAAAGCGAGCGGAGCTGTTAAACAAACAAGCTGGCACAGCCATGGACAAGGGCTTCTCAGATGCCCTTGCACAAAGCCAGCGAGGAGCAGAGCGGGCCCGGGCCAGTGTCTTGCAAATGGGCCAGGCTGGGCAAGGAGCTGCACAGGCAAGCGCCATGGGGCGAGGCCTGAGCGGCACCACGGTGCAGGACAACTTGGCGCGGATGAGTCGCAGCGACACGGCCAATCAGCTTTCGGGGCTAGAAGCTGCTCTTGCCGAACGGTATGGCGCTATCTCTGCGGGCCGTGGACAGGCCAAGGCTGCTAGCCTAGGGCAGCTTGCGGCCATGTACCCGCAGTTTGCCCAGATGCGCACAGCTACGCTGCAAGCCCCGACCAAGCAGAAGAGCAATGTGTTTGGCCAGGTTGTTGGTGCTCTTGGTGGCAAGTTCCTGGGTGCCTTGACCGGTGGCCTTGGCGAAGGCATTGCCGGTGGCCTGACAGATGATATGTTCCAGGGAAAGTAGTTAGCTCCGGCGGTGGATCATCTGCCGGGGCTTCCTACCAACACCTGAATCCGTACGAGCAAAACGCTGGCACATTCGCGTAAGGACTGACAATGCCTGTTAAGTACGACAACTCTTCCAATGGCAACGGCGGTGGTGATGCGTTCCTGGCTGGATTCCTTGGCGGAGTCATGGAGTCAGGGGAGAATGTTTGGAGCAATCTTCAGCGCAAGAGAAAAGAAGATCGCGATTACCAGCTACAGGTAGACAAGTTCGAGGAGGACAAGAAGTACGCCAAGACCGCAGAAGAGCGGGCAGTGGCGCAAGATGAGTACAACAAGTGGGTCCGCGAGCAGGCAAAGGCAAAGACTGCTGCCGACGAAGCTCGCAACAAAACCATTCAGGGCCGCGAAGACATTGAGTGGGGGCAATCTCAGAAAGACCGCGCGCGTGTAGAGGACTTGCAGGCCAAACAAGATGCGGCTATCGAGGCCGGGCAAGAGGCCGAAAGCTACGGGGCTGGCTTGCCGGTACAACGCCCCCAGCTGATGCAGCAGTACGACGAGGGCGTTCAGCGGGCAGAAGCAGACGCCGAAATGTCAGGCTTTGCTTTGGACGCTGCTGCTGCGTCTCCCCTGTCCAATGCCTTTGGATGGGCCAACCAAGAAATGGCCGACGAGCTGAAGACTCGAGTTGCCCGAGTCTACAGCAACGAAGCGGCTGATCGCTTTTCCACGGTGCTGGCTGGCGTACGCCAAGATGCCGCTATTAAGGTCCAAAACATTGCCAAGCAGAATCCCGCTGCTGCGGCAAGCCTAGCTGCGGCTGTAGAGACAGAGTTCGTCAAGATCCAGGACGAGATGGAGAAGCGGGTCGCAAAAAAGGAAGTAGATGGATTTGACAAGCAGCCGTGGGCCAACACCGAGTTTGGCCAGTCCATCCTAGGTGAAGTTGCTAATGCACGGGCGACAGGCCAGGACCCACGAGAGATTGTTAAACTGGTTAACACCAAGCGCCAAGAGCGCGCTGCCCAGCTTAGCAATCTACAAAGAATCAATACCGTTAGAGCGGCTGTTGAGCGCGGGATTCAATTCTATACCAACCAGTCGGGCTTGAGCGGAGCATATGCAGCAGATCGAATTGCAGCTGACAACAAAGGCGCCAGGTTGCAAGCCTTAATGATTGATCTCGAAACAGCAAGCTTTGATGACCTAGGAAGAATCGTCAAGGAATACAAGGAGATCACCGGAAGCACTGGACTTCCTGGCTTTGACGAGCAGGCCAAGTTCGTCAAAGACATGGCCGGACTTTCCACGAAAACGGAGACACCGGACCCGACCACGCCAGGAGCGGTTATCACCACAGAGACACCCGTGTTCTCTAGTGAAGAGGTTCGCGCTGCCGCCCTCGGAGTTCAGGCTAGAAACATGGGGATCCCCAATCCTGATCCTGGAAGCAACGACCCTGTCTACAACACCCGCCCCGCCCAAGAGTCGCTTGGCATTCCTGCTATGCCGAACGAGTCTGGTGCGCTTGGTCGCGCGGTTGGAGCCCTTAGCCTTGACGACCGCAGAAAGTGGTCTGATGCTGGTCGCCCGATTACTTGGGATGGCAAGCCTGCCCTTCCCAGGCCTGATGGCAAGGTTTACACCGCTGGGTACCAGGTTGTCAGAGACCAGAATTTAAACAACGGAAGGTGGACTCTTATCCCGACCGTCTGGGACGGAAGGCCTGTTGACCCCAAAGAAGCAACCAAGCGGGCAATTAAGCATCTCAAGGACAACCCAGAAGCGACATTCGAAAACCCTGGACTTGATGGGGATAAATACAACCCGCAACTAGCGCTCAAGGATTTGCTTGATCGCCAGCAGTTTGAGGAACAAAAAGAACGCTCGCAGGGCGCGAGAGAGATGGTTGAAGGCCGTGGCCGAAAAGTAGAACGGTCTAAGCCCACCGCTGGAGGAGCTAACGCCCCTTCTGCGCCTAAGTCCAATCCAGCCCAGGCTGCTCCCCAGGCGCAGGCCAAGCCGCAGGCGCAAGCCGCTCCTCAGCCTCCCCGCACAACTGGATCTGCAAGAGCCGACCTGGTCGAAGCTACTCTTCGCAACCAACCTACAGATGGAAGATCTGTTGAGGGCGCAGGCAAGTACTCGTTTACTGCTGGGGTAGAGGGTTACCTTGGGTCGTTTAGCAATCAAACAGGCCCTATCGCAGCCCAGATTGCCGCATTAGAGAAACAACTTTCGGCAACACCCAAGACTGATGCTGAAGCGGAACAACAGGCAAGCTACCGCAGGCAGCTGGAAAAACTCAAGTCCGCCCTAGCCCAGGGGACGGCTTACAAAACCACGGACGCTGGCAAGAACCTGTTTAAGTCTGCTCAGTCTGCCGAGGCCATGATTAACGAGCTAATGAAGGCAGCTTCTGCTAGCGGCGGATTTTACGAAAAGGCTATTCGCGAGCTCAAAGGCCTTCCCGCTCAGCCATCGACACCGGAAGAGGTCGCTGCCTGGAGAAAGTATTTACAAGCTAATTTTGGCGACGATTTGGGCACGCCCCGGGCCCCTGGAGATGTCGGCTTGCGGGCTCGGCGAATTGCAGCTGAAGCAGATCGTGCCCTTGGCGAATTGTACGAAGGCTTGAACGCAGGCGTTGGAGGTTCATGACGATGGCAATGCAGGACCCGAATAATCAGTCGTGGTGGTCGCAGTACAAAACACTTGACGACGCGTATGCGGCTGGGCCGGATGTGTACAAGAATGTGCTCGACACCTACAAGGCGCTCAGCCGCGCCGATGTTGACGACGAGCTAATTCGTGGAACTGCAAGCCGCCTTGGGTACGCCCCCGTTGCCAAGAACGAGGGCGGGCAACTTGAAGACCTAAGCGACATGATCAAGTCGCGATCTTCTGCGACTGGCATGGAGCTGACCCAGGACTATGCCGCCACCTTAGCGCGTGGGTTTGCTGGAGTGCCAGGAGACATTGCCGGTCTTCTTGGGTCTATGGCCAGGCCGCTTGGATACGAGGGCGCGACCGAGTGGGGCGTTGCCTGGCAAGAGGGCGTTAACAGCTTTATCCCGACCTCGAACGAGTACCGCGACACACTGGCTAAAGATGCCGGGTACGCGACCTCGACCACATTGCAATCGGCTTTTGGCGGCGCTGGCATTGCTAAGACGGCATTTACCGCCGCTCCAAAGCTCGGTGCCATTGGCCGCATGGGCATGGCAGGCAGGCAGTTGGCGGCTGCCGAAAAGATGTCTGCGGCCACACAAGCGCTGTCTACAGCTAGAAGCGCAGCGGCCCCCGTATTGTCCGATATCGCCAAGGCGCAGGAGGTCTTGTCGCAGGCTCAATCAGCCTATCGTAGCGCCCGCGCTGCTAACATTGCCCGTGCCAGCACATACACTGGCATGGCCATCGAGGCTGGATCTACGGGCAAAGATGCTTTCCAAAAGGGAGCAGATCCATACACTCAATTGTTTGCAGCAGCCCTGGGAGCGGCTGCTGGATCCACTGAGTTCATTGCAGGTGAACGGCTGATTCGCAAGATTGTTGATCCTGGCAACCTTGGCAAGTATCGCGATGTTGCCAAGGGCATTGGCCAGCAGATTGGCGGCGAGATCCTTGAAGAAGAGATCGCGGCGGTTCCGTCCGCGCTGGCCCAGTACCTGACAGAAGATCAAGGGCGCTCCTACATGGACCTTCTGAAGCAAAACATGCTTCAGTCCGCCCAGGTAACGCCATTGGCCGTGCTTCCGTTCTCTGCTGTGTACGGTGTTCGTGCGAGCCAGATGGTTCGTCGCAACAAGCAGTTCGTCAGAGAGGTCGAGAATGTCACCAAGAATGCTGGTGCGTTCGTTGACCCGAACGTGCCCCTTGGCCTGAAGCTAGATGTTGTAGAAAAGCGGCTCCCTGAGATCGCTGCCGCTAACGACCTAGAGACACTGGCAGAGGTGGTTGGCCTGTCCAAGATGATGGGCGCGCCAGTGCACCTGTCGTCTGCCGCAACAGAGCGTGTCAAGACAATCGCAGAGCGCCTTGCTGCCCGGGGATTGCGGGTTGTCTTTGTCCAGCCCACTGTGGACAAGGACGGCAATTTCGACACAACCGACATTGCTGGCATTGACCCGTCGTTTGCCCCTCGCCCCGACATGGCCCCTGGGGATGTGGCTGGATACTACGACCCGGCGTCCGCGACTGTGTACATCAACACTGCCCAGCCTGAGGCAGTTCAGATCATGCAAGGCCTGGTGCACGAGACAGTGCACGACCTAGGCGAGACACACCCTGGCGGCATTGCTGGTGTGGCGAACATGCTTGACCAGGTGTTCCCTGGCACATTCCGGAACTACATGGGCGCTGTTGCGAACATGTATGCAAAGGACTGGGCCAAGCTGACACCAGAGCAACAGCAGCACGCTCTCAACAGCGAGGGTGTTGCAACCTTTGTGTCTCAGGGCCTGGCAGGGTTCATGGGCATGGCAATGACCAATCGCGAGATGCTGTCGCGCATTGGCTACCAAGACCCGGGCATCATGTTCGACCTTGCGCAATCGGTCTTGTCTGTGTTGCGCATCCAGCCTCAGTCGTTCACCCAACGCGAGCAAGCAATCCTGTCTAGCCGACTGGCCAGCCTTGCCCGTGTTGTTGCGCCCACTGTTTCGTTCGAGGGCGACAAGGGCGCTGATGTCGATGGCATCATGGGCGCGCGCGTAGCCTCAGAGCTTTACCGCCTGCTGAACGAGCACCTGGATCTCACAGGTCGGACCGTGGATGTTGCTGTCAACATGCCCGAGGGCGGAGACCTACAGACAGAGCTTCAGTCTGTGATGGGCATGAAGCCTGAAGAGGCCGCGCGTGTTGCATCGGACGTTGCCCGGCGCGAGAAGATTGTCAACATCCTGAAAGAGCGCAGGGGCCTGGGGAAGCCTGTGCCGAAGGAGACCGAGACAAAGGCAGAGGAGGTCCCGCCGCCCTCCACCAGTTCTACCACCGGTGCACCTCCCGAAGAGGAGGCGAAGCCCACTGACCCGACAGCTGTAAATGCTGCGGAGAATGTCAAGCTAGCCCAGCGGCTAGAGCCGTTCATCGAGTCGCTGAAAGAAGAGCAGCGCCAGAACCAAGCATCTGGCACCACAGACCAGCAGCTAGATGATCTGATCGCCTTGTCCGAAGACTTGCTTAGCACAGTCACCCAGGACGAGACCGCTGACCAGGCTGGGTTCGAGCAAGACTTCCAAGAGCTGCAAGGCATGCGCCCTGCTCGTGCTGCTGCCCCTACAGCCCCTGCAACAGGCACAGCGCCCGAGACTGGGTCAACAGAGCCGACATGGAAACGCCGCCAACGCGAGCGCGCTGCACGGCGCAATGCCGCCAACCGGGCTAAGAACGAGGCCCGTCGTGCACAGGCAGCGCCTGTCGAGGCTGTTGAGCCTGAGGCCCCTGTGGAGGCCGCAGAGCCTACCGCACCGGTAGAGGCGACAACCAAGCCTTCTGAGCCCACAAAGCCTGGCAAAGAGCAGCAGGGCACGCTCCCTGGTTTCTTTAGCGCACGCATCACAGCAGAGGCCCTGGAGAAGGCAGTTGCCGAGGGCTCGATCAAGGTTGGCACCAAGAAGCTGACAGTGTGGAGCCAGTGGCAACAGTTTGCCCAACGGTTCAATGACACCCTCCAGAAGCTGAACTACGCAGAGTTCCGTGCTGTTGGTGAGTGGAACAAGCTGCCCGAGGCGCGCAAGAAGGCGATCATCAAGCGCAACCTGAAGGCGATCAAGGCTGCTGCTGACCAGGCTGCTCAAGACATCCTGCCCTGGATCAAGAACAACCGGGCATTGCAAGGCTACTACGCAGACGACCTCAAGTTGGTCAACATGCTGTGGCAGCAGATCTATGGCGACAAGTTCACCCAAGACCACCTAGACCTGTTCCAGGTTGTGTCTGCAATTCTGTCTCCGTCTACCAAGCTGCGCGGCAACATCGACGAGGCCTCGCGTGTGTTGACAAACTACATGTCAACCGGCGACTTCGGTGTCGAGACCGATCCGTACGCCTTTGTGAACGAGAAGGGAACCGAGACCCTCAAGTTCCGCTTCTCTGTGGCCCGCTCGGCAGTGTCCATCTCTGGCACGACAGCGTCTAGCAAGGCACGCTCGCTCACGATCTTGCGCGACATGATCGAGGATGCTGGTGGTCTAGAGAAACTAAAGGCCCACCTGCTTGAGCCTGTGAGCCTCAAGGAGTACGCGGATCTTCGTTTCCGCCACGGATTCAAGGGCCTGGGATCGCTTGCGTCTATTCGCCAGGTTGTTGGCGCGGCCACTGGCCAGAAGATTGGCACAGGCAAGAACGACACCATGATGTACCCCCGGGCCATGATGTTTGGCCCCAAGGTGGGAGCGTACTTGCTGAACTCCTTGGGCGACAGCCGCTACCAAACGGTAGACATCTGGGAGTCTCGGTTCATTCGCTCGTACTTCGACAAGATCATGTTCATTCGCGATGAGCAGACCAAGGAGCGCAAGCGTTTGCGCGAGCTGCCCACCGGCCCTGAGTACAAGCTGATGAACATGTTCGCCGCTGAGATGAAGCGGTCACTGGAGGAGCTTAGCGGAGAGAAGTTCACTGCATCGTCGATGCAGGCTCTGCGCTGGTTCTACATGCTTGAGCTGGCCCGCCGGGCTGGCAACACCAAGGCAACCACAGACGGAACTGTAAGCGGGTACCTAGATGCAGCTCTCAGCAAATATTATGGACCTGATTACCGCAGTAGCGGACGAGGCCTTCCTCAAGAGTCTCAAGTATCAGCAACAGAGACAGAGGCTGAGCGTATTGCAGGCCAAGAAAGGATTGCCGCAGAGCAAGCTGTTGAAGAACAGGACCCAGAGCTCAGCTACGAAGCTCCCAGCGAGCGGCAGGTTGACGGTGTCAACTCAACCCAGGGGTTCTACTCCCGGCGAGTCGCGGTCGTATCCCCAATCGGGTTCTTCGACAATCTAGACAAGGCCATCAGTTCTGCGCCGGACTCGTTCGAGACCGAGTCAACGCCCGACCGTGAGGTTCCTGGGCGCGTGGTTGACATTGGCGGTGGCAAGACCAAGGAGATCCCTGGTCGCACGATCAAGGGGTCCAAGACCACAGCCTGGAGCAAGCTCATTGCCCACCTGTCCAAGACACCCGGTGCGCTTAAGCAGGCTGTCGAGGTTGGGATGGTCAGGGATGTTAATGGGCAGTACGAGACAGGCCCCGGGCTGCGCATGTACTTTGAGTCGCAGAAGCTAGATCCGAACCTCGGGCGTGCTCAAGAAATTGACATGACCGACATCGACTCGTTCTGGAACACAACTTTGCTTGGTGTCCAGGGCGGAGCCAAGGCTGTTACGGCCCAGTCTCTCGGGCGGGCAACAACCGAAGTTATTAGGCCAGATCCGGCAGAGGTTGCTGCGCTCCAGAAGGAAGCGGATGATGCAAAGCAAGAATCCAAGTCGGCGTACAGAGAGTCTCGATTGGACAGCTTTGGTGGCGTTGCAAGGCAGAACGAGTTTGAAATGTCGTTCCCGCCTGGCCTGCGCGCAGACATGCTTTCAACAATTGAAAGCGTGGCAAAGATCTTAAATGATCTAGGCGCTCAGGACGCAAGAGGCTTAGAGAGATTTATTGACCCAAGAGAGCTTAAGCTGCAAAGCATTGTCAGCGACGCAGTGTTGCTGTACGAGCGTCTTGACCAAGACAGCTCCAGCGGCAAGCTAGAGGATTTCTTTGTCAAGGCATTTAGAAAGGGATACACCAAGGACAAAACAGGGTCTGTTGCTAGGTTTATGGACCAGTACAATGGCCTAAACCCTGGGTCTAAGCAGGCTATGCGCTCTCTTTTGTTTAGAGCAGCATTGTCTCCGCGGCCAGACATCTACTTGAGCTTTGTAAAAAACTCGGCTGAAGCCATTGACGGGGTTGTTGATGCTCTCAAGGCCTTGAACGAAGCGCAGCTGGCTTTGTTTGGCAGAGGTCTTGCAATTTATGGAGAGACTGCCGACCAAGGTGGGTTACAAGCATTTGTTGAAGCCCTGCCAGATGGCACCAATCAAGTAGTCTTTAGTGGAAAAAATCCAAACCAGCAATCACAGAAATCTGTGGATTTGGATTTCCAGCAGACAAAAGAACAGATGAATGCTTGGGCGACCAATCCGCAGGTCGCAGGAGTTCTTTACAAGCCTTACACCCTAACAGGTGAAAGCGCAAAGGGCGAGCTTGGCGGCAGTCCCAATCAAAGTCCTTCCCTGCATGCATACAGAATGATCCAAGCTATGTATGCAGCAGGCTTTTACCAATCCTTCTCCGACAGAGTTTTCCTGGTCGGAAATGCAACGGGGCCTGGTGTTTACACTGGCGGCAATTTTTCGCTCCACGGCATTGGCGATGCCATGGTCGAGAACAGCTTGGTTAAAAGCAGGTTTGCGTTTGCTGAGCAGTCTGAAAGACCAGGTGTTTACGACTTCCGAGACATGGCTAGTGCGTATACAATTGGGTCTGTCCAGGGAACCGGGATTGGTTTTGCGCTTGATCCCGGCCAAGGCCTGCGGCTTAAAACGTCCTATAGCAAACACACCGTCCTTGACACCATTGTAGATGCATTTGCGCTTGGCGAGGTGCCTACATATATGGCTGGCAGGGCATTTGAAAAAGGATTGAATAGCGATCTGTACGAAAAGTTAGCTAAATTCCAGCTCGAAGCGGACAAGCTAAAGGCATCTAATGATGCGCCCAGCCAGGCGTTGGGTCAGGCGCTTGACAACTTAGTTTCCAGGCTCTCATATGTGCACGCCCAGGGCTCGTTTGCTGGCACAGATGCAGGCATGGCGCTTTTGGCAAGATTTGCGGCGTACCAAAAAGACTACGCATCTGTTACCGAAAAAGCCGCTGACAAATACAACAACGCGATTGACAAGATCAAGGCTTTAAAGAAAACAAATGATGTTAGCTACTCTGAGTACTCGATGACTGGAGAAGTTCTTGATTATCAAGAAGTACACCTTACGCTGTCGCAGCAAAATTCTACTAAGAAATGGTTTGATGGTCATCCAAAGTTTCATTATGCCAAAAACCCTGTTGTGCGCCTAAGGTTCACAGTCCGTCGTGTATACGATGGGGCCGCGACATCCCACGCCGATGCTGGCCGTGTACTGTTTATCGAAGAAATTCAAAGCCCCCAGTCCATCCCTGACGAATACAGCGGGCTGAAAAACAGGGCCGAATCACTTGCCTTCCGATATGCGCTCAACTACGCCGCTGCCCAAGGGTACGACTATGTATCAATCACTCGACCAGAAGACCAGGCCACTAGGTACTGGGGTGAAAGTTCTGTAATCAGAACTGAGCCCGACGACTACGTCCTGTACCAATTCGAAAACGACAACGGAGTCAGAACCAACAAGATCACGTTTTTTGACGGGGCTGGAAATGTTCTTCGGACATCGGTATGGGACCAAAATCAAGACAGCTCTGAGGCTATTGCATCGCTAGATCCAAGAATCGCTAAGATCCTGCGAGAGCAGATCAAGGCCAACAAGAACTCGGTCATCGACAGCACCAAATCTGCGTACGAGCTAGAGGCGTACGATATCAACGCAGACGGCAAGCACTCGTCCCTTATGGACGGTGCTATCCACAAGACGGCCCTGTCAAGCAATCTCTACAACCGCTATGTTGGCGCACTCGACCGAATGACACGCGAGATGTCGGGCACTACCGACAAGGTCAAAACTGAGCGCAAATTTATCAATGTCGAGGGACTGTCTTCTCAATGGAAGCCCAGCTCTCGCGTTGGCCAGCTCGGCATCCAGACTGGCACATCTCGCCTGGTGGACGTTTCCAAGGCTCCGGCCCAGCAACTGGCTATGCCTCGACAGGCTGCGCCGGTTGAGACTGACCAAACGCCGTATGTGCCTTATGAGATGATCGACATCTCTGGGATCGGCGACAAGATCACCAAGACAGGATTCGGCTTCTACGGGCGCCGCCTTGATCTGGCGAACGAGATGTTTGTAGACGACATCAATCTCTTGCGCCGCATGGAGGACCAGATCGCGGCCAATGCCCGCACCTATCAGGATGCAGTTGCTGAGGCTGACGAGATCGAGCGCAGGACCGGTGTGCGCCCTGCGGTCACCACGCCAGTTGCGTTCTACAACCCGAGAACCATGAACTTCGGGCAGATGAGCGACCTCTACAAGGGCCGCATCGGCTACTACAACCGCCTTGCAATGGAACAGCGCCAACGCATCTACGATGCACTTGGCACTGGTGTTCCGCTGAGCGCGGCTGATCGCAGCGCATCCCAGACCGTCTCGGCAGAAGAGTACTTGTACGCCACCCATGCCCAAGAGGCGAACCTGTACCTGTGGCTTGAGCGCAGCGAGATGATGTTCAATGAGACCGCTGCTGGGCAACGGGCACGGACAGATGTGGTCAATGCCGAGAATGCGTACAACACGCTTCTTGGCACGCCCGGCGCTAGCCCGGCTGCTATTGCAGCAGCACAGAACAACCTGTCTGCCATGATTGCTGTGCGCGAGAGCCTGCTCACCGCCTATCGCGGAACGCTGGCTGCTTCCAGTCCTGAGCTGTTGTCGATGTCTGGCATGACAGACGCCGACGCACGCCGCATCCTGAACGCTGCTGTTTCTGAGCCCTACTATGCACAGCTTCGCGACATCCGCGATGCCGTGACACAGATCCAGGATCTCAAGCTCCAGATCATGCAAGTGGGCGGGCTTATTTCAAACCAGACTGCACAAGACTGGGCATCCCGTTACAAGAACTACATCCCGCTCAAGACCACCATCCGCGAGCCTGATGGTGCATACGGTGCTGGCACTGGGTTCAGCATCGGAGGGGCCGAGACCCGTCGCCGTCGTGGTCGTATGTCTGTGGCCGACGACATCCTTGGTCACACACTGGTGGACTTCTCGCACGCCAACTCCCGTGCGATGCGCAACACCGCAGCACAGACAATGCTGCGCCTGATTGCTGCCAACCCCAACAACCCGACCTTCACCTTCTATGGCCCGGGAGATGCCAACCGTAGACGCATCCCGACCCGCGATGACAATCGAGTGATCTCTGCCAAGTTCAATGGCGAAGAGCACTACGCTGTCATCAACGATGCCAAGCTCGTAGAGCAGTTCAAGAAGATGGGCCACATCGACCTGGGCAATGCTGCCGCAGGCGTGGTCATGGCAACGCGAGTGTTCTCGCAGATGCAGACGGCCTGGAACCCGTCATTCATCTTGCCCAACTTCGCCCGTGACTTCATGCTGGCCACTGGCCTGATGTACACCGACAACGGTGTGCGCAGTGCCGCGCGCTTGGTGAGGAACATTGTGCCCGCGATCCGCACTGTTCTTGCAGCCGAGCTGGGCAGGACCAGGGCTGGCCAAACCCGACTTGGTGGTGGCCTGGTGTCGAGACTCGGCAGCGGTCGATTCGCAGCCGAGCTGGCCGAGATGGAGCAGCTAGGTACGTTCGTTGCCTATACCGACTACCAGAGCGTGGAAGAGTACATGGCCGCGATGCGCACACTCTCCGAGGCTATGCGCTATTCGGTCGGCAGGCGCGCGATCCAGGCCGGGGAGTCGTATGTGCGCCCTGTGCTTGAGCTGGTAACAGCATCTAATGCCATTGCCGAGCGGGCCACTCGTCTTGCTGCCTATGTCGAGTACCGTCAACAAGGACTGAGCCGTGTCCAAGCTGCGGCAGGTGCCAAGAACCTGACAGTCAACTTTGATCGCAAGGGAACAGCAGGCACTGCTCTCAATGGACTGTATGCGTTCTACAACCCCAACGTCCAAGGCACAGCCAACCTGTTGCGCAGGCTTGGCCCCAATGCTCGTCCCGAGCAGCGCCGCCGCCTGATGTCGCTGATCGGTATCTTGGCCGCATATGGGTTCTCCCAAGGCCTGATCAACCGTGCGATTGCTGGTGACGACGACGAGGGCGAAAACGCCTACCGTGGCAAGATGCAGGAGGCTGACGAGAAATCCCGCAACACTGTCATGGTCCTGATCCCGGACGGCGATGGCGAATCCATCGACATCCCGTTGCCCTGGGGCCTCAATGTGGCCTTCTATGCTGGCAGCATTATGGAGCGTTTCATGGCCGACGACATCACAGCCATGGAGGCCATCAATAACCTGGCCGGTGCGTTCGTTGGCAGCTTCTCGCCAATCCAAGGATCAACCCTTGCACAGGCTGCTGTTCCCACTGTGGCCAAGCCGTTCGCAGAGATCGAGCTGAACATGAAGTGGAACGGGCAGAATGTTATGCCCCCTGTTGATCCGTACGACAGGACTCCCATGCCCGACAGCCACCGGCACTTTGCCACTGTCGGGGCTATTCCCAAGTGGGTTTCCTACACGCTCAACGAGGTCACTGGTGGCACCGAGCGTACGCCCGGTGCGATTGATATCTCGCCGGAAACGATTGAGCACATGGCCGAGTTCATGACCGGCGGCGTTGGCCGCTTCTGGACATCTGCCTTGGGTTGGTCGTGGTTCAACCGCGAGCCCGAGAAGCGCACCTTCAAGGACCTGCCCCTGGGCATCGGTGCTGTTGGTGGCCGCTTCTATACCCAGCCTGACAAGGAGCGCCGCACCCAGTCTGAGTACTTCGACAACATGAAGAAGATGGCGTTGTTGAAAGAGGACTACCAAGACACGCGCACCAGGCAAGATGCTCTAAAGGACCCGACGATTAGGCTCATTGGTGCCGCCAAAGACTTCGAGTCTATTGTTCGCAAGCTCCGCCAAGCAGAAAAGGCTCAGCTCGCTGCTGGCAACGATGAGAGGGCCAAGGCCATGGCAAAACTTCGGGTTGAAAAGATGCAGAAGTTCAACCAACTGTACAATGCGACCATCAAGAAGGCAGAGTCTAAGTAGGTGGTCATGGCAGAGCACAAGCCCGTGGTGGTGGACAGGAGCACACTGGTGCCTATTGGCGTGGCCGGTGGGGTGCTGACCACCTTTCTTGCAGGAACCTTCTGGCTTCAAGGTCGTCTCTCTGAGATCGACCGCAAGCTAGAGCGGATTGATGCCCGTGTTCAGACAACATGGGATCGGACAAGCATGGAGAACTGGGCACTTCGCCTTGCTCGTCAAAACCCCAATGTAGATGTGCCGGAGGTACGATAGATGGTTGCAATCCAAGCTGTGCTTACGAAGATCATTGGCTCCTCGACCTGGTGGGTCAGCCTGCTGCTGCCCGTGCTCAAGGTCCTGTTGGAGAAGTTTGGCATCATCATCCCGTGGGAAGTGGTGATGGCAGGCCAGGGCGCTTACGGTGTCAAGGAGGCTGCGACCAAGCTCCAGCCCATGATCGCGGCCAAGGTCGCTGCCGCGCCCAAGGAGTGATCTTCCATGGTTGACAAGTCCTCAATGCCGTGCAACAAGCCCCGTCGAGGCGAGGCTGGCTCTTCCAAGAAGAGCGTGGTCAAGGCCTGCAAGGGCGGCAAAGAGAAGATCGTGCGCTTTGGCGACATCAACTTGTCAATCAAGAAGAACCAGGCCGACCGCAAGAAGTCGTACTGTGCTCGCAGTGGCGGCATCAAAGGCACTGGAGACATCTTCTCGGCCAACTACTGGTCGAGAAGGGCATGGGACTGTTAGGAAGGAGGTGATTACAATGAAGAAGTGCGGCACGAAGAAGGGCGGCAAGAAGATGCCCCGCTGATCTAGCCGATCAGAACCAAGACAGCGCCAGGGATGAGCCTCCTTGGCGCTTGTCTTTTACCGCTGGACCCACTCCAGGGTGCTCTTGTCATAACGCATCCACACGGCCTTGACCTCCCAGCGATTGGACTTGTTCTTGGCCCAGCCGTGCACCAGGATCAGGCCACCAGCAGCTGACCACATCGCAGCCTCTTCTGATTCCTTGATCTTGTTGATCCGTGCGGCCATGTTCGACTTACTGGTTGTCTGGACCCCAAGGATGTTGGTGGTCTCGCTGTCCAGCGACTTGACAGCCACGATGTCGATCACGCCAAACAGGTCTTGGCGCACACGGGCATGGGGGTTCCACCTCTCAACCACCTGGGCTGTGTAGCCGGTGTCTCTGAGCAGCTTGAGACTTCTCTGTGTCGGGCTTGTTGCCATAAAACAGCAGGGGCCGGGTTTCCCCGGCCCCCTCCCTTGTCAGGCCTTGTTGCCTTGGGTGAAGGGCTGTAGCAGACCCTTGCAGTCGCCAATCGCGCTGCGAAGATTGTCGCTGGTCCCGGTCATGGCCGAGACAACTTCCAAATCGCTCAAGACCTTGCACACACGGCGGGCAGCGCGATTGCTTTCGCGGTTGTCCAGTTTTGCAAGACGCTCGGCCAATTCCTTGCGACGCTCTTCGGCAGTACGGCGACGGCGGGTCTTCACGACAGCGCCTTCGCTGGTAGTAGTGTTACTCATGCAAGCATACTACAGATGGTGTTTAGCCATATCAATATCCATCTACCAAAAGAGAGGCCCGGTCTTGTGAACCGGGCCTCAGACAGACAGACAGGGGCGTCGGGGACTTGGCAACAGTGAGGTGTGCGCCCCTGCCTTGACCATGTCGATACTCGACACGGTCGGACAGTGGTTGGATGATAGCACCGCGCTAGTGCTAGGTCAATACTTGTATTGGCAAATCTGGATTGCTATAAGTCCATCATGGCAACAACAAAGCAGTCGGGAGATCCGGCTAGTGAGCGTGACTTTTTAGCAATCCTATGTGCCAGTCCGCATAAGATCGCAGAGGCATCTGAGCTTGTACACCCAAGCCAGCTGACAGGCGAGAGGGCAAGGCTCTTCTACGAGGCCTTACTTGCCATCTCTTCCAAGAACGGGATCGTGGATGTGTCGTCTGTGTGCTCAGAGATCGAGCGCGGCAAGGGGCTCAGCTCCATTGGCGGTCGGAGTGTGGTGGCCGAGATCTTTGGCCGCTATGCGAACGAGGCCTACTTTGTCTCTATCTGTGCCCGGATCCGTACCCATGCCAGCATCCGTGAGCTGAACGAGCTTGCTGCCGGGACAGTGTCTGAGCTGTCCAAGATGCTGCCCGAAGAGTCGGCTGTCATGGACATGGTGGACAGCCTACAGGGCAAGCTCAGCGACATCGTCTCCAAGGGCACACAAGACGATGTGGGCGAGTCGTGGATTGAGGCCCGGACCATGGCAGCAGGGCTCGCCCAGCCTCAAACAGTGGGATCTGGCGGGGTCATGACAGGCTTCTCGGATGTAGACGATGTGCTCCGTGGGTTGCGCAACGGACAGCTGATCCTGTTGGCAGCGCGGTCCCGTGTGGGCAAGACCAGCATGGCCTGCGACATCATCCGGAATGTCGCTGCACAGGGACAGACAGTGGTGTTCTTCTCTCTTGAGATGACACGCAAAGAGATCTGGGAGCGGATGATCTGTGGTTCGGCCAATGTGTCGTTGCATGCTCTCAAGAACCGCGCTCCCACATCAGAAGAGTCCGACAAGCTGACAGCAGCTGGCGAGGAGCTGGCCTCCAAGCTGATCATTGTGAAGGACTCGCCCTCTGTCACGCCCATGTCCATGCGTGGCTTTGCCCGCAAGATCCAACACAAGCACGGGCTAGGCTTGGTGGTGGTTGACTATCTTCAGTGCATCGGCAGTGGCAAGGACAAGCAGAACCGCTACGAGCTTGTGTCTGAGGTCTCGCGCCAGATGAAGGTCCTGGCACGGACCCTCAATGTCCCTGTGATTGCACTGTGCCAGCTCAACAGACAGGCCGAAGAGGACGCGCCCAAGTTGTCGCAGCTTCGCGAGTCTGGGTCATTGGAACAGGATGCCGATGTGGTCATGCTGCTCAACCGTCCCAGCATCTTTGATCCTGATGCGGACCCCACCTTGGCCACGCTTGACATTGCCAAGCACCGCAATGGCCCGTGCCAGATGCTGCGACTGCACTTCGACGCAGAGTCTGTGAGCTTCAAGAACCGCGCACCACAGGTGGAGGACTTCTCTAAGCCTCAAGAGGATTCTCCTGTTGCCCCTCCCAAGAAGAAGCGCGGGCGCAAGCCTAAGCCGGGCGGCAACTGGTGGGGCGGCAACTCGTCCTACGACTAACAAAACAAGGAGGGCCAGCTGGATATAAGACAGCTGGCCCTCTGCAATAGCGGTCCCGGTTAGCTAATCCGTTTCCGTTTCCCTAGGTGGTATAGGAACTATAG